GGCTGATAATTACCAAAATGAGCAGTGGCATAAAGCCGCAATCAGGCTTGGAGAAGAATTAGCATCTGTTGGGCCTGTTGGCTATTACGAAATGGACGCAAAAGAATGGCTTGATTGGGCTATGTCAACCGTACAAACTCGCACATGGGTAGGACTGACGGATGATGAATTTAATGAACTTTACGATAAATATGTTCCAGAATCTTGCTACGCATTGTTAATTGAAAAAGTAGAAGCCAAGCTGAAGGAGCGCAACACATGAAGAAACCTGAAGACGATGGTTATGAATACAAAATATATGACATGGCAAGATTTTATGTACCCGAAGGTTTGTATTCAATTGAAGATATTGAAAAAATGCTTGTTCACATGAAAAAAACAAAACAAAAAACAGAAGCATACCTTGCAAAAACATTAGAGCCAATTAAGGAGAAGAAAACATGATTAGAAAAGACATACAAAAAGCATGGAACATGATGTCTATGCATAACAGTGAATTGTTGTTGGAGAACTATGAGCTGAAGGAGCGCATCAATAAATTAGAAGCACAACTATTTAAAAGAACATTTTGGGGGTACATCAAATGTTGGTGGGTTAATAGGAGGGTGTTATGACTGAAGAAGACGAAGAGTTTGAGCGCATACAAAATCGTGTGAACTGGACTAAAGAAGAACGCATGAACCCTACTCAAATGGGGGGTACACGTATACATAAATACGAAGACAACAAAAGAACGCAACCTATGACTAATTTAATATGGTCTTTCAGTAGCCTTAAAACGTTTGTGCAATGCCCTAGGAAATACTACCATATCAAAGTAGCCAAGGATGTTGAGAGTAGCGATAACGAGTACTCCATCTACGGCAAAGAGATGCACCTAGCGGCAGAAGAGTACATTCGTGATGGCATTGACTTGCCCCCTCGGTTTGAATATCTTAGATCATCGTTGGACATACTAAACAATATCGAAGGGGAAAAGCATTGCGAAGTAAAACTTGGTTTGACGAAAACCTTAGAATCATGCGAATTCGATGCTCCGAATGTTTGGTGGCATGGGGTGGCGGACTTAGTGATTATCAACAAGAAGACGGGGACTGCGTATTCTATCGATTACAAGACATCAAAGAATGCGAAATATGCGGACGTGAGTCAACTCGATTTAGTCGCCTGTGGTTTATTTGCGAAATTTCCGGAGGTGAAGGTTGTGAAGTCGGCACTCTTATTTGTAGTGTCGAAAGAATTTGTCAGGGCTCTCCATTTGGAAACTATGAAGGGCTCTTACATGGATAAGATCATGCCCCACATTGAAAGATTAGAAGGCGCATTTGAAAGCGGAGTTTGGAACCCAAGACAAAGCGGATTATGCGGTTGGTGCCCAGTAACAACATGCGAACATTATGTAAAGAGGAGACAGTAATGCCATACGTCAACAAACCTAGACCTTACAAAAAAGAATATCAACAACAAGTTGAGCGTGGTGAACACGAAACTCGAATGGAACGTCAGCGTGCCCGCAATGAGATGGACAAAAAGGGCGTAGACCGCAAGGGTAAAGACATCGACCATACGATACCACTATCAAAGGGTGGTACAAATGCGCCGAGCAACTTAAAGTTAAAGACCCCAAGCGCCAACCGATCTTTCAGTAGAAACAGCGATCATACTGTTAAAAAGAATACGCCCAAAAAATGAGCTTAGCAGAATACAGTTGGCCACGACCACACGGATATAGCCCCTTTGCGCATCAAGTTAAAACTGCAGAATTCTTAACTAAGCACAAGAAGGCATTTTGTTTTAATGAACAGGGTACAGGTAAAACTGCGTCCGTCATTTGGGCAACCGACTACCTCATGACTAGGGGTATCATAAGTCGTGTATTGATTGTGTGCCCGTTGTCTGTGATGAAAGCGGCTTGGCAAGAAGACCTATTTAAATTTGCTCTGCATCGCAGAGTAGACATAGCTCATGGTAGCGCGGCTAAGCGTAGAGAAGTTATTAGGGGTAATGCCGAGTACGTCATTATTAATTTTGATGGCGTTGAGATTGTTAAAAACGATATCCTCAATAATGAGTTTGATTTAATTGTGGTGGATGAAGCGTCGGCTTATAAGAATGCGCAGACGAATCGTTGGAAGGTCATGCGGGATTTGTGCAAACAAATAAATGGGTTGTGGATGTTGACTGGGACGCCAGCCGCCCAAAGTCCTGCGGATGCTTACGGATTAGCAAAGCTAGTCAACCCAGCTGGCATACCAATGTTTTTTACGCAGTTTAAAGATAGCGTGATGACAAAGATCACAGAGTTTAGATGGGTTCCAAAACCTAACGCTGATCAAATTGTGCACAAGGTTCTTCAGCCAGCAATCCGATTTGAAAAAGCTCAGTGTCTGGATCTACCACCGCTTACATATACTGAACGAGATGCACCACTAACGCCGCAGCAGGTAGCTTACTACAAGAAACTTAAGAGTCAGATGCTTATCGAAGCAGCCGGTGAAGAAGTCAGTGCCGTCAATGCGGCTTCAAAGTTGACTAAATTACTCCAAATTTCATGTGGTTCTGTGTACACAGACAAGGGCGAAGTTGTTGATTTTGATGCGTCAAGCCGATTAAAAGTTGTCAAAGAAGTCATTGAAGAATCATGCAATAAAGTATTAATTTTTGTGCCATTCACACATACGATTGATTTATTGGCAAGGCATTTAAATAAAAACAACATAACCAACGACACAATTAATGGTGCAGTTAGTGCTAATCGGCGAGCTGAAATTGTAAAAACTTTTCAAACACAAGCAGAACCTAAAGTATTAATCATACAACCGCAAGCCGCCTCCCACGGACTAACCCTAACCGCCGCAGATACTATAATTTGGTATGCTCCGTGCACCAGCGTTGAAACGTATCTCCAAGCAAACGCAAGGATTGATAGGCCCGGGCAAAAGAATTCTATGACTATAGTACACATAAGAGGCAGTGCAGTTGAGAAACGTTTATACGAAATGCTACGCAATAATATTACGAACCACTCAAAAATAATTGAGTTATATAAGCAAGAATTATCAGAAGATAACTTGACATTGTCAAACTCTGACATATAATACAAAGCCCAACAACAAAAGGAACTGACTATGGACTTACAGGTTCAGGAAGAAAAACCCTCCGTCGATACGCTAACCCAAACGTATATTCGTATGCGTGATAAACGTGCGATCATCAAACAGGAGTGGGAAGACAGAGACCATGCAATTGCAACTCAGATGCAGATGATCGAAGAAGCATTGCTAGACCTCTGCAAAGAGCTTAATGCTAATAGTATTTCAACAAATCATGGCACAGTTGTGCGTTCGGTTAAAACACGGTACTGGACAAACGATTGGGATTCAATGTATCAATTCATTCGTGATAACGATGCGTTTGCCTTGCTAGAGAAAAGACTTCATCAAACACACATGAAAGAATTTCTTGAAGAGAATCCGGATGTTCTCCCAATGGGACTCAACACTGAGAACCAGTATACCGTGGTTGTTAGACGTAAAAAGGAAATTTAAAAATGAGCAATATTGCGTTGTTAGATCAAGCGTTACCTGACTTTCTGCAAACTGCAGGGGTTAGTGCATTAACTAAAGCTTTGGCTGGAAAAACTGGAGCCAAACGTATCGTACCAAAAAACGGAATCTTTCGTAAGATGGTCGGCATGGAAGAGATGGGTAAAGTCAAGGGCAACCTTAACGTTATCGTTGTTAATGCCTCACCAAAAGTAGGCCGCATTTTCTACTCACAAGCATGGACTCCTGATTCAGAGCCAACTGCGCCTGATTGTTTCTCCAATGATGGACAAGCCCCCGACAAGGGTTCAGTTAAACCACAAGCAGATCGTTGCGATTCTTGCCCTAATAACATCAAGGGTTCAGGACAAGGGACATCTAAAGCATGTAGGTACTCACGACGTATTGCATTAGTACTAGAAGAAGACTTTGGTACTTCGCTAGAAGGTGAAGTTTATCAAATGAACTTAGCCTCTAAATCTCTTTTCGGAGAGAACGTCGGCGATAACAGTTTCACATTTGAGAACTACACAAAATACTTGGCCAACAATGGCAAGGGTATTGACTACGTTGTGACTGCATTGAGCTTTAACGAAGACAATGATAACCAATCTGTTTTGTTTACACCCGCACGATTCATCAACAAAGAAGAGTTTGCGGTAACAAGTAAGCTCGCCGACTCACCCGAGTTGCACAAGATGGTTGTGATGACTCCTTACGAAGCACAGCAAAGCACTACGAAAGTATTGCCAAAGCCGACGCCGAAACAAGAAGTTGTTGAAGAACCTAAAAAGCGTGAGAGTAAGAAAGCCGATACCCCAGTTGCTAAAAAAGACCTTGACGACGTGCTAAAAGCATGGAGTGAGGAAGACTGATGAGTTACGGTTATAGTCAACGCTTAGTATTTGCTAATCAAAAAGCAGACGTTAATTCGTTGGGTGTAGCCCTAGGCCGACTATGTATTGAACGAAACATCCCAGTTAACGAAGTTGCTGAGAACCTAGGCGTGAGTCGTGCTACGATTTACAATTGGTTTTGGGGGGCAAGCGCCCCTTCTAAGCAACACAGTGAGCTGATTGTTTCGTTCATGCGTCAACACAAAAAGCGGAACTAAACAATGCTCGATCTACTAGATGCTGTTTTACCGGCAGAGGGTAGGTACTGCGTGTTTGGCTTGGGTAAATATCCAGACCAAAGGTTTTGCAACACACGTGCTGAAGTTGATTTAATCGCCCAAGAATTGGTGCTTAACAAAGTTAATGTGTTCTATGGTTGTGCTAAGTATGGTGATCTTAATAATAGAACCCATGCGAATGCCAAGTACTTTAGAGCCCTTTGGATTGACATTGATTGCGGCGAAGCAAAAGCGGCTGAAGGCAAAGGGTACGCAACACAAGCAATTGGTTTACAAGAGTTTAAGAAGTTTTGCAAGACGACGAGCTTACCCCCACCATTAATTGTTGACTCTGGTTACGGTATACATGCGTACTGGTTACTAGAAGAAACGATTGGTAAAAACGATTGGGAAGCGCTAGCCAACAGGTTGCACGAGCTATGCAAAGAAAACGAACTCATTGTTGACCCTGCTGTTTTTGAAGCATCCCGAGTACTAAGAATCCCCGGAACTTTTAACTTCAAAGGTGAAGAGCCTGTCGAGGTTAGACTAATCAACGAAGTTTCTAAGCGTACGCCCTACGCAGAAATTAAAGAACTACTCGGCGCTCCCGAGCCCGTGCAAGACAAGCCTGACTTCATACCTAGGTCGATGAGTCCTTTGATGATGTCGCTTATGTCTAACAAGATTAAACGCTTCAAGACAATTATGGTTAAGTCGGTAGAGGGTACTGGATGTGCCCAGCTACTGCACTGCTATAAGAATCAAACGGAGATTGAAGAACCTTTATGGCGCAGCGCTTTATCTATTGCATCTTTTTGCGTAGACAGAGACAAAGCCATACACATGTTATCAAAGGATCATGACGAGTACGACTACGCCGAGACCGAGAAGAAGTCTAACTATCTTATTAAGATGGGCGCACCGCACCATTGCACCACGTTTGATAAACTCAACAAGGGCTTTTGTGATGGTTGCGTAAACCAAGGAAAGATTAAATCCCCAATCAGCCTAGGGGAGGAGATTGCGGAAGCGGACGACGAGGACAACACTGTCGTAGCCGAGGATGACGAAGGAACTGTAGAGACGCATCAGATACCCGAGTATCCGTTTCCGTTTTTTCGTGGGAAGAATGGCGGGGTTTACCGAAGAGATGAGGACGAAGGTGACGCAGAACAAGTTTACGAGCATGACATCTATGTGATTAAAAGGTTGGTTGATCCGAATGCGGGCGAGGTGGCGTTGATAAAACTGCACCTACCCAAAGATGGGGTGAAGGAATTTGTTGTGCCGTTGACTTCAATCACGGTTAAAGAAGAACTAAGAAAAACGTTAGCGCATTATGGAGTTGCGTTATTTACCAAGCAATTGGACTTAATGTATGTGTACATAATGACGTTTATTAAAAACATGCAAGTAGAAAGAAAGGCAGACATTATGAGAACACAATTTGGTTGGGCGGATAACGATAGTAAGTTTATTATCGGCGAACGAGAAATTACAAAAGACGGAGTATTTTACAGCCCCCCATCGACGTCTACAAAAGGTATTGTGGAACACCTACACGCTAAAGGGACGTTTGAGAAGTGGAAAGAAGTATTTAATATGTACGGCCGACCCGGTCTCGAAGGCCATGCGTTTGCGGCGTTAACGGCATTTGGTAGTCCGCTATTAAAGTTTACGGGTATGAGCGGGGCTATTATTAATTTGATCCACGAGAAGTCTGGATCGGGCAAGTCAACGGCTTTGTTTATGTGTAACAGCGTATACGGACATCCAGTGCAGCTGTCAGCCCAGTGGAAAGATACGCCACAATCTAAGATGCACCGACTCGGCGTAATGAATAACTTGTCAAACACGATTGATGAGATTACAAACACATCGCCGATGGAGTTCTCTGACCTTGCGTATGGTATTTCACAAGGGCGTGGCAAAGACAAGATGAAGTCTCAGACCAATGAGATGCGTGTTAACAATACGTCGTGGAATAACATGACCCTGTCTTCTGCCAATGCTAGCTTCTATCAAAAGCTAGGTGCGGCTAAAAATTCCCCCGATGGCGAGTCGATGCGCTTGATTGAGTACAAAATTTCACCAAACAACATCATTGATGTTCAAGTCGGCAAGGAAATGTTTGACCACCAACTACGGGAAAATTATGGCCATGCGGGTGAAATCTACGCTACTTGGCTTGTAAATAACTTAGAAGAAGCAAAAGACTTGGTGCGCCAAATCCAAGCCCGCATTGACAAGGAAGTTAAGTTTACCGCACGTGAGCGGTTTTGGTCGGCAGTATGTGCCTGTAACATAGCAGGGGGTTTGATTGCAAAGAGCTTAAAACTCCACGACTATGACATGAAGCTTGTGTATAAATGGTTGGTTAAGATGCTCGGTGAAATGCGTGAAGACGTGAAACCTCCAGTCGATGCACCTTTTACAGTATTGGGAGACTACTTGAACGCCCATACAATGAATACTTTAGTTGTAAATGGTGAAGTGGATTCGAGGAGTGGGCTTAACGCCGCACCTATACTGGAGCCTAGGAATGAATTGCTAATACGCTACGAGCCGGACACCAAGCATTTGTATATAGCCGCAACACCGTTTAAAAACTACTGTGTAAAAATACAAGTCAACCATAAAGAGTTGCTTAATAAATTGAAAGAAACTGGAGTATACAAAGAAACAGTTAATAAACGCATGGCCAAGGGTATGAAAGTTGTATCTCCCGCAGTGCGCGTGTTAATGTTTGA